ATAATTGAGTTCAGCGCCCAGGTATGCTAAGCGCGCCATCAGCGTATTCCTTCGGCAGTCTGCCGCTAAGCGATGTCATACAATGTTTCTTCGACCACGATGTGCTGGTCGACTGCCGCGCCGCGCGTGGCGGCCAGGGTCGCCCCGTGGTCGATCTCTATGTTTTCTCCGGGTGTGATCCCGGCCTGCCTGCCTAACGATGCTGCACTCTCCAGCTCGCCCTGGCTCGCAGCGGCGATTCCCTGTGACCGGGCCGCCGAGATGCTCTCCTCGACCGTCTGCGAGCTCCAGGCGATGTTTGCCGAGAACTCCACCCACGGGTTGAAGTCGTTCGTCTCTGCATCGCCGTAGGTAAGGTCGCTGGCGGAGGCATCGCCGTAGTGCAGGTCGATGTTGCGGCTGACGCTCGTCGCCGAACGAAACCCGATCTCGATCACCAGGTAGTCGCCCTCAGTGGCGCTCTGGGTCGTCAGGGCTGGCGGTTCGGTATCGTCAGCTTTCCAGCACCGGCGGCTGTCCAACGTAGTCGTGAACTCATACGGCGACGTGGCGCTGTCGGATGATGTCACTGCCAGCAGCGTCGCTCTGTCTGCCCCGCTCGGTTGGATGATCTTGACCGCCATCGCCAGTGTGGCGTTTGCCCCGCCGTTGGCCTCGCGGCAGCGCATCACCATCCGCACCGTGCCGGAGATGCTCTGAGCGGCCAGCGGGCCGACCACGTACCGCAGCATCCCGCGCTGGATCGGGCTGGTCGTCCCGGTTGGCTCGGTCTTGGTTGTGAGTGCAGAGCTGATGCGCGCAACAACGCCCGCAAACTCCAGCGGGTTGATCTGCTCAGGGAATATCCAGCTCGACGGCGTGACCGCCGGCGCGCCGGTCGAGGGGAGATAAATTTTAGTCGCCACGGCGACCTCCCGTTAGCTTAGCTTGCGGCTGCGGTCAGAGTCACAGTCACGTTCAAAATGTCGTTGAGGATCAGGTTTCGATCCTGTGAGAACGCTCCACCGCCGTACAAAATACCTGTCGTGCCACCCTTGGTCGAGACCGTGGTGATGAACGCCCCACCGACCGTGACAGTGGCGTTGATCGTGAAGCTGGCCTTCGATGCAGAGTTGTTCACCGACTGCCCGGAGACAGCGCCCAGGGTGAGCACCTCTCGGGTGGCCTCGCTGTAATCCGTCACCTCGACCCATCCGGCGTGCGAGGACATGATGTCGCCAGCCGCGAAGGTCGGCGTGCCGTCCGTCAGCCCAACGTACCAGGCCGCGGTGTAGCCCGAACCCTTGAAGTGCTTATCCAGGTTGTCGTCCAAGCCCACGTTGACGACCAGGTTGTCGAATTCATCGACCCAGAGCACCTTGCCGTCCCGCACGGCCTCGACGACATAATGGACGGCGCGTCGCATGCCTGCTCGCACGCCCATGTTCGCCACCAGCCCGGCGGCTACGGATAATTCATTTTTTCTTTTGTGTTCCATCATAAATCTCCTCGGCAGATTACTGCCGCGGCAGATTACTGCCGCTTATGTCGTGTATTGGTGGCGCTGCCTGAGCGTGATCACCACCGGATATTCACGGTACTCTTTGGCGGCGCGGGCGATGTATTCCGGGCTATCGGCCAGGGCGGTTGAGACGTCCATGATCCGCCCCACGGTCGTGAGCATAAAGCCGATCTTCAGCTTGTCCAGGAATTCGTCGACCAGGCCCATCAAGGTCGTCTCCGCCGTTGCTTCATTGTCATCCAGCCGGTAAGCCAGGGTAGCCATGTAATGCGTGTTCCGGTCGGTCGAGCCAGGCGTCCCAGGCAGCATTATCATGCTGCCCACGGTCACATAGCCCCAGACACGCGGCCCGATGGATTCGGGCACGCCGATCTGCGCCCCGCCGATCCCGGAAAGCCCGGCCAGGATGTCCTTGATGGCGTTGGCTCCACCTATCGAATCAAAAGACATTTCAGCCCTTCCTCACGTCCACCCGGATGCTCCTGCGGAGCTTTCCGGTTTTCCTGGGCACGTTCAGGCGCGCCACCCTGCGAGCCCAGAGAGCCAGTCGCTTTATGACCCATCTGCCAGGAGCGGTGACTTTATTCAGGCCTTCGGCCAGGTCCCGATCGGCGTCTCCCAGGACTATGTTGATCGCGCCGGTCAGATATTGGGCTCCTCCGGAACGCCTGGCCAGCCTGCCAGAGACTCGATGGCGCCCGAATTCCTGACCCCAGGCGTAGGGCAGGCGGGAGCCGATGTAACCTCTATACTGCCCCATCGAGCGGGTGGCCCGCTCAATGCGCGCCATTTGTTTTTCGGCATCGTCCATGCCTTTGAGAGTCATATGCAGAGGCATCAGACCGCCTTTATGACCTTCGCCCGCCGATAGGCGATAGAGCCATCCGGGCCGCGCACGGCTGCCAGCGAGCCCGCTTCCACGTTCCAGCGAGCCCCCTCTATCTCCACTTGAGCCGTTATGGGCATGGTATAATCCGGACCCCACAGCAGGCGTCGCTCATCGACCAGCTCCACCCGCCCAGGTCCCGGATCCACCCCGGCGACGGCGACCACAGCCAGGCGGCAGGGCAGGGAGGCCTTATCGACGACCGTGTACGCACCTGTGGTCGGGTCAGGAGTGTAGACGATAGCCATGTCAATGAGTCCGATCATGAGCGCGCCCAATTGCGGTAGTGGTCCAGGGTTTTTTTGACATTGGGCGGCATACCATCTCCCATGATAGACCGGCTGAATTTGACCGAGATGTCCGGCAGGCTGTAGCTCTCCAGTCCATAGCTATCCATCCTCAGGGTTGGCATGAGACGGGAAGCCGTCCATTCAACCGTGGCATCTCGGATGGGCGTAGGCACCGTGTTTACCGGCGTGTAATCCACACTCACCCGGTCATAGGCGCCGGGGTTGACCAGGCGGATCGAGCCCGAAACGAGCGAGATAATCTCGTAATCGGTATCTTCGACCAGGACGGTATCGTCTGAACCGAGAGCCGCCCGGCCGCGGATCTGGGAGATGCTCGTCACTGGCGCATAGATCAGGTAGAGCATGCCTGATGCATACTCGCTCTGATAATGCTCTTCACCCGTCTGCACACCGACCAGGAAACCGCGCAAGAGCTCCTCGTCGATGAGCACTGTCACGCTCTCTATAAGCCTGGCAGCCTGGACTTCCTGGGCGCTGGTGAGGCTGACGCCCAGGAAGTCCGCCACATCGGATACGGTGCAGTAAGCCTTGGAAGGCATATTACCCTCCTTAGCTTGCGCTTAGCCGAGCAGGATGGCGATAGCTTCCGGCTTGACCGCCTTGACGCCCCAGGCCAGGCCCACCTCGTACGCTACCTGGCGGTACTGGCGATAGAGCGCCACCTGGAACGAGAGCCCGCTCTGCGGATCGGTGATCACGGTCACATCATCCGCCGCGTCGCCGCCTTCCGGCATGGCCGGAACCCTGGTCATCAGCGCAATTGCCGAGCGGCTGAAGGCCAGGTTGGCCGTGAAGCTGTTGCCGATCGCCACCGGATCGTTGTTGACCCAGGCCACGCGGATACCGGGATTTGCCAGTACGATATCCTGGTCGCCGCCGCCGGTCTGGCCGGTCTTGACCACGTATTTATTGGTGTCACGGCCGGTCTTGGTGTTGGTCAGAATGTCTCCGGCCACCATCGTTCCCGTGCCCGTGTCGATATGGACCGTGGTCGAGCCGATGGCGTACCCGGCAGTCAGGTCCACCAGGTAGCCGGTGCCGGTGCCGATGGTGTGGGTCTTGACCTGGGCGCTTTCGCGCACCGCAAAATCCATCAGGTCCAGGAGCACGCCCCGCCGCAGGAGCTCATCACCGCCCGAGGTATTTGCCTGCCATAGTTCGACCAGCGAGCGCAGGGCTACCCCGGCGGTTGTATTGAGCACGATCTGCAAATCTCCCAGGGGAGCGCCGTTATCGGCCAGTATCTTCCTCGCCTGAGCCGCTTCACCGAGCGTAGAGGCGAACGGCGTAGCGGCCGCCGAACCGTAAGCCCTTGACGCTCCGAG